GGGTGTGTGCCTCTCCGTAGCCCTGTTCTTGATCGGCGGCATCGCCGTAGGGGATCATTCGACGGAGAGAGGCTCCAGCGTCCGTCTAAGCCCCTACGTCTGGTCCCACTACTGCGACTACGACAACTGCAATACGAGGCCGTGAGAGACGATCCTGAGCGCATCTACCGCCTTCTCAAGGTCGGCGTCCCCCCGACCGCGGTAGCCAAAGCCTTCGACATGGATGTCGATGTGGTCAAGGGCGTGCTGAGCCACATCCACGTCGAGGACTACGGGACCGACGAGATCGCCGAGGCCATGACGCATCTGATCTGGGTCGCCTACGAGACGGCTTTGGGAGAGATCCAATACGGGACCCCGGCTTCCAAGGCCAGGTTCATCCAGCTCGTCCTCGCCCGCTCGATCGGTCTCGCCGGCAAATCAACCCCGGAGACCTCGGAGAAGATCCGGGCCGCGCTCGAGCAGATGGCGTCCGACATGGCTCCGACGATCAGCCTGACCGAGTCGATCTACACCGTCACCGACTGATGCCCCTGTCTCTGACCCCGTGGATGGAGCAGCTGGTCATCCAGAAGAAGGATCTCACCGTCGAGCCCCTTCGTCTCAGCGAGCCTTTCGCCTGGGCGCAAAAAGCCTTGTGCGAGGAGATCGAAAGGCAATACAACTTGGGTCTCCCGGTGAGGATCATCGTGCTCAAGGGCAGGCAGGTGGGTGTCTCCACCGGTTCGGAAGGCGTGTTGTTCAACTGGTGTTTCCTCCACCCAGGCACTCAGAGTCTCGTCATCGCGCACGACACCAAGGCCTCTCAGCACCTCTTCGGGATGGCCAAGCTGATGTGGGAGGAGTGGAGTTTCCGCAGCGCCTACCACGAGAAGCACAACAGCCAGAAGTCTTTGGGGTGGCTCGAGACCAGATCAGCGATGTCGGTCTCCACGGCGAAGAACGCGGGCTCGGGCCGCTCGTTCACCTACCACGCCGTCCACTGCTCCGAGGTCGCCTTCTGGGAGGACCCCGACCGCCTGATGGTGGGGTTGAACCAGTCCATCCCGTACAAGCACGGGACGATCGTCATCTACGAATCCACCGCCAACGGAGTGGGGAACTGGTTCCACGAGGAGTGGCTGCGCGCTGTTCGCAAGGAGTCGAACTTCGTCCCGCTCTTCTTCCCCTGGTTCCGCCACGACGAGTACCAGATCCCCACCACCACCTTGCGCGACATCGACCTGATGGAGGACGAGCGCGAGATCCGAGAGACCCACGATCTGACTCTGCCGCAGCTGGCCTGGAGGCGACACGCCATCGCCAACCTCTGCATGGGCGACGAGAACCAGTTCCACCAGGAATACCCCTGTACCCCCGACGAGGCCTTCCTCTCGACGGGTACGCACATCTTCCCCCTCAACAAGCTCGAGGAGTGCTACGAGCCCAAGGCCGGCATCACCGGCTTCCTCCACGACGACAACGGCACAATCCGATTTACGCCGGATTCGACAGGACCTCTTACCATCTACACCTGGCCTTCTAGTGATCGAGATTGGGGACGCTACGTCGTTGCTGGAGACCCCTCTCGCTCAACTTATGGAGACCCCTCGTGCATCCAGGTGTTCAATCGAAGGACCTTCGAGCAAGTGGCTGTCTGGCACGGCCACATGGATCCCGTGCCTTTCGCGCACGAGATCATGAGACTGGGGTACTACTACAACACTGCTTTGATCAACACCGAGATCAACGGCCCCGGCTACGGGACGATCGGGGTGATCATGCAACTGGGCTACCCCGACATCTGGCGGCACCGCTGGGCCGACAAGTCCCCGGGCAAACTCTCCCTCTCGTATGGCTGGATGATGTCCTGGGCGCGCAAGAACTGGGCCGTCAGCCAGGTCATCAACCTCATCGCCCAGGGAGCGTTGACGATCCACGACGAGCTCACCTACGACGAGATGAGAAACTTCGTCCAGCTCCCCGGACTCGAGATGGGACCGGCCTCAGAACGCGGGCACGACGACTCCGTGACCTCGCTGCTGATCTCCATCTGCTCGACCATGACCGAGCCCCCCCTCACCTACGGAGCGCAAGAGATCTTGACCAACGACCTCTTCGACAAGCCCCCTTGGGAAGCCTTCGGCTGAGCACCGCAAGTCTTGTGCGCTCTACCATGCGGGCATGGCTGAGTACCAGTACCGATGCCAGGGCTGTCGCCGGCTCTTCGCCTCGGGCGAGCGCGCGGATATCACCACCTGCCCCGACTGTCAAGGACCCGCGGTGAGGAAGTTCGGCTTCTACGTCTCGACCGGGGTGAAGGAGCACTTCAACAACGCGGTGGGCGAGTACGTCTCGAACTCGCATGAGATGTCAGAAGCTCTCAAACGCAAGAGCGAGGAGATGTCCGTCCGTACGGGGATCGACCACGACTACCAGTACGTCGAGCCGGCCGACATGGCCGATCCCAGCGCGCACGGAGCCAGCCCCGATGTCTTAGAGGAGACGCGCCGAAGGCAGCGTGACGCCTCGTGACCATCCCCACCCTCTCCCAGGTCGACGACCCCCCCGCCTCACCTCTGGACGCCTTCGAGCTCGTCAACGGCCTGGACACGCTCTACAACGCGGCGAGGGAGAAGAAGCAGCAGCACCTCTCGGTATGGAGGCGGAATTACCTCCTGGTCTCCACCCGACAGCAGAGGGCTTCGGGGAATCAGCCCTGGTCAGCCAATGTCACCGACTCGGAGATCTTCCCCATCCTCTCGTCTCGCATCGCGTGGATCACCGACCAGAAGCTCATGTTCGACGTGGCCCCCGAAGCCACTCCCGGTTCAGCCTGGGCTGATCACATGACGACCCTGGGCACGCATATGGAGCAGCTGCTCGACACCAACTGGCAGGTCCAGGGATGGGACAAGGAAGTCCTGCTCTCCCTGTGGGACTCGTCCATGTTCGGAGCCGGGATCCTCAAAGCCATCTGGGATGCCGGCGCGGACTCGGGGATGGGCAACGCGGCCATCAAGCGGGTGGACCCGTGGAAGTTCTACCCCGACCCCAACGCCACCTCCCTCGCTGACGCCGAGTTCTTCTTCGAGGTCAACCGCCTCTCCTACGCCGAGATCGAGCGAAGGTTCCCGACGACTTCGAAGTCGATGATCGAAGAAGCCCTCGAGCACGGGGACGGAGCGGACAACTCCACCGAGAGACCGATCTACGCCCCCACCGCCGACTACCCCCTGGCCAACCCGGGCAACCTTCCCGGCTCGCCAGCCTCGGTGTACGGGCTGCCGGGCCAGAGTCGAAGACACGCTGACCGAGCACTGCAGAACGGGGTCTACGTCAAGGAGTGCTGGATCCGCGAGAACCAACGAGAGGAGCGCGAGACCACCGATCCCACCCACGGTCTGGGGGACGAGGAGGTGGTCTACGACCAATGGCGGGTGATCGTCTACACCGGTCACACCGTCCTCTTAGACGAACTCGCAGTGAACCTGTGGGAGCACGACCGCCACCCCTACGAGCGGTTCGTCGACGAGGAGATCGGGGAGTTCTGGCCCACCCCCATCACCAGCCACCTCGCTCCTTGCCAGATCGCCATCGACCGCCTGTTGTCCTCGATCCAGGGCAACGCCGAGCTGATCGGCAACCCGGTCTTCATGGACGTGGCCGGATCGGGTCTGGCGAGAACGCAGATGATGAACCGCCCCGGGATGAGGGTCGAGGTCAACTCCCAGTCCATGGCTCAAGGCGGAGGACCCAAATGGCTCTCCCCGCCCGAGCTGCCTCAGTTCGTCATGGCCACAGTGCAGTTCTGGATCGGAAGAATGGAGAACATCAGCGGGCTCTCAGGGCCGCAAAAAGGGCAGCCGGCTTCAGGGCGTCCAGCCCAACAAACGGTACAGGCCACCCAAGAAGCCGGATTCGTCCGGATCCGCTCAGCACTTCGTAATCTCGAGCGCTGTCTTGGATCCGTCGGCCAGCTCGTCGCCAACCTCATCGTCCAGAACTACGACGTACCACGGGTGGTGGCAATTGTCGGTGACGACGGAATGGATACAGCTATCCGTCTAGCCGCGCAACATTTCTACATCCCGAAGAAGGATCTCAACGGAAAACTCATCGCCGAACCGCTGAAGTTCTCCCTGGTGGTCAAGTGCGGCAGCTCAGCGCCTACCTCTCGTCAGGCCCGCATCGCCGAGGCCGATGCGCTCTTCGCCATGCACGCCATCGACGCCCAGGCCGTCCTCCAGGCCCACGCCTGGCCCAACTGGCAGAGCGTCGTCGAGCGTATGCAGGCACAGGCCCAGGCAGCCGCGGCGGCACAGGCGACGGCAAAATCTCAGCCTCGTGGCCCTGGCACGGGTCATCCGCACTAGCGCTTCTTCTTGCGCCGCTTCGGATCGATCACCTGACGGCCCTTGACCGTGCCCAGTCCTTCTCGGTAGAGGCGACGGTTCCAATAGGCCTGAGCCTGGCTCTCGTCGCCTTTAGTTTTTTCTGTTTCCCCTGATAAATGCATAGAAATGTGCCTTCCGGAACCCTCACCCTCAGTTATCCACAGGCGCTGTCGAGCAGCGTGGACTGCAGTAAGGAGGGTCGCACCTTCACCGCGAAGCCAGTCGCTAGTTGGCAATTGAGCAATTGTGGCGTCTCCGCCGTTCGTGTATCGCTCCGCGAGATCCGTTGCGAGGCTGTCATTTGTCGCGCCGCTGGGGTACGATGTCAAGTGCTGGGGAGTTGCGAGATCGCCCCAGCACCGCCTGGCCGTCACCTGTTCGCCAACGGGGTGAGGTCTGGAGAGTGCCCCGGTGTAACTCCATTTCCGCCGGGGCACTCTTCGCGTCTGCAAAGACCTAGACGCGAAATGGGTTCGATCCTACGATGACTCCAGTCTTCGAAGGAGAACCCACATGGCAACCGGCAACCTGTACTCCCCGATCTCCGCGAGCCAGGGCGAGCTCCTGCGGACCCAGCTCCAGATCTACGGTGGGGCGGTCTCGGGGCAATCGGTGGGAGACGCCGACATCCAGATCGCCATCCTCAAGGCGATGCAGACCTGGCCGGCTCCCGACATCGCCTCACTGGCTTTGCAGCCGACGGGTTGCACGGCCTCGACGCTGGACCGCTCGTCCACCTCGTTCGTGCAGAACATCGCCATGGGCGGATCGGGGACGTTGCAGGTGACCGCGATCTTCGTCCCCGCCAACACGGTGGTGAACAACTTCAACTGGGTCAGCGGCTCGACGGCGGCGTCCGGTCCGACCCACCAGTGGACCGCCCTCTACGACAACAACCTGAACCAGCTCGCCATCTCCGCTGACGGCACTTCGACGGCGATCGCAGGGAACACCCTGATCACCTACCCCGTCGCCAATGTGGCCGCGGGGGCTTCGACGACGTTCACCACCACCTACGGTGGCCTGTACTACTTCGGGATCCTCGTCACCGTCTCGACGACGATGCCGACCCTGATGGGGGCGACGGACGCGGCGACCACGATCAAGAACATCGCCCCCAAGCTCACCGGAACCTCGTCGACGGGTCTGACCACCCCGACGACCTTCCCCACCACCGCCGGAGCGATCACCGCCACCGTCTCGCCCTTCTACGCGTATCTGACCTGAGCATCCCCCCAGGCGAAGGGACACTGCCGTAGCATCACGCTGTGACGTGGAAGGCCTACGGCGCGTGTGTCGGGCGCAGCGACATCGACTTCTTCCCCGACCCCAAACGCGGCCGCTGGGCCTCCCTCCCGGCGAGGA